TTTAGTTTCGTTCAGAAAATCCCATAAGGCCAAAATGAAATGTATTACAACAATAAGAGGAGTTGAAATTAATTGAAAGATTTGAAGAATAATCGAAACTATAAAATATAGTAAATCGAAATTTCTAAAACCTTCATTCACAGGAAATTTGTTTACTGTATCCGTACAAGAATTATCGTCGATTTCCTTTATTCCAATAAATCTACTCCTTCCTCCGTTTTTATATTGGTCTATCAGAGATGATGGTGTATAAACCCTATTATAATCAAACTGATAAAATGTATCCTCACAGTTAATAATCTCGTTTATTCTTGTGTTCGCTTGTTGAGATGTAAATCCATCTGTGTACCCTGACCAACTTAGTCCAAAATAATAAGAACTTGCTAATTGTCTTCTTTGGTTAGTATTACCATTTATGTTTGGGTCATTTCCAGGGGTGCTCCATCCGTACTCTCTGACGTTGGGGAGAAGATAATATGGTCTTCTCGAGCCTTCGGTCAAGTTTGCGGGTTGAGTCCATTTTATTTTAAATCTATATTTTCCTTTGGTTGGAATTCCTATCGATGGGTCGTAAGAAATTATTCTCTGGCCAAACTCATTTGTTACAAAATAATCCAAATTCATTGGTAATTCTACCAACCACGCACCGTTTTCATCTATGACGTTTCCGTTTTGCTCTAATTTATATTCCTCTAAAATAGGGTTTCCACTAACATCTAAATTAATTGTTTGTCTCAGTGCTAAAATTTGTCCAGTTCCAATCTCAAGTGAACACAGATTACCAAAATTGTCTTTTGGTCTTTCTCCCAATGGTAAACCTATAAGTTTTGCGGGTGGCCTTAGTCTCATTTGGTCCGATGTAGAAAATATCGAACCCATAAAAACTGAAGTGGGTTGAATATCCACGTTAGCTTCGTCTCTTAAATCAAAATCGACTCTGTTGATTGAAATTTGACATAAGGATGGTTCTCCCCAAAGTGGTGTGACATCTAAATTTTTTGTTATATTAATTATTTGAGGTAAGGAACTCAAATCTGAAGATGTTCTAAATCTGTTACCAGCTACTTGAGCATCAGTGGCTAAACCCATTCTTATCAAGTCTTGTGGTGTTTTTGAAAACTCTCCAATGTCTGAAAGGTCAACATCCATGACAATTGTTTGTTCACCGAGTGGCACCCCCATAATCATGTAATCTCCACTCTCATTTGTTTTTGCTGTAAACTTGTAATATTTGTCGTAAATTTCAAAAGCGGTGTTTCCTGTTAGAACGTCCAATCTTGTAGGAAGTGTCCCTGTGGCCGCATGAACTGAATATGATTTTTCGTATGGAAGGAGATTGTATCTAAAACCATCCTCATTTTTATCTAGTGGTGATTTATATGGGTATATGCTTGAAATAATTGGGTTTGATTCATCCAAGGTTTCAATTGGTACGAAAACAGATACTCGAGCATTTGGTAATCCCAATCCATTGTTTGCGGTGACTCTTCCTACCAAAACCCCGTAATCACTACATGACCTTAAGTATATGTCAGTCTGATTGAGTTTTAAGGATAGTATTTCCAAAAACTCAAACTCCTGTTCTAATTCTACATTGATAGATTTTGTGATACCAAGTTCCGTCCTAATCCTGTAAGATTGACCCATCAATTACTTTTGAAATAAATAGTTATTGTGTCATTTTATAAAGGACACACAATAGAAGTATAGGGTTTCAACCCTCAAAATAAATTGATTAAGAGAAGGTGATTGTTTGGAAATTCTTGACAGAAACCCTAATATCTTTGTTTGGAAATCTTATCTGATATATTTGATTCGGTTGAGCAAAGATTGTATCATCAACGGGTCCTATCTCTTTTGTTTCAGGGTCTGAATATTCCATAGAAGTTTCTGCGGATGAGTATTGACCACCAACTTCATTAAATACGTCGATACTTGCAACAGTCAAGACACCGTTTGTATTTTGAATAATACTTCTTAATTCAGACAAATATACATTCTGTCCTAATTCCCTTGTTTGAGGATTTAAATATGCGGATATCTTGTCGATTACATTTGTAATAACCTGACCTGAGTTTTGAGCTGAATCTAAAACAATCGATACGTCGACGCTGAGGTCAACCACTTCAGCACTAAATATAGAGATGTAGTCGTTCATCATTCTATAGTTCGAAAGATAATTTGCAATGTTTTGTTTTAAGGTATTAGAAACAATATTTGTTAATTTTCCTGATATATCATAAGATAAAATTTGTACTAGGATTTTGTTGTCGTTTTCTGTTATTGAGACTTTTGCAGGTGCTCCGAATTGTGCTGGCATTGTCCTGATTATTGACTCATAATCAGATACAGTTACTGCTCTTTTTTGTGCTGAAAAGTTGAAAGAAACATAGTTCCTGACTTCCTCCAAGGTTGGCATGTTTGCTCCCCCAATCGCAGCCGCGACGTTATTACATCTCAAAGAATTTACAACTGATGTGTTAATATTATCTGAAGGTCCGTTTACAAAGAAAGAAACAGTTCCAACTTGATTGATAACATTTGTCCCCAAGTTGGTATTCAATCCTCCACCAACTCTATATTGAATAAATAAAGTAGAATTTGGTCTTAAGGCGGAGCCTAAAGAGAGGTTATTGGTATATTTCTGTAAATCTAAAGTAGTACCCAAAGTAGTAAATTGGTCCAAAGCGTCCTGTGCTGTGTTTGTACCACCGCCAAAAGTTATTTTTTTAAAACCTTCTGATGTAAATTCTGAAATGAACTTATTTTGAGTTTGTATATATCTTCCAACTTTGATACCAGGTTGGTCAGTAGCCTTTGTTGGGTCCTCTACAAAAATTCTGTCCTCGGCTAAAGCATCCACTTCATACCACCTGTCCTGTAATCCCAAGAATTCAGCTGTTGTTGGTAAATTTGTAAATTGGGTACCATTTTTCAGAAGCACACTTGTAATACCTAATACATTTTTTTCAGGTAAAAATAGTTCGAAAAATGGTCTGACATCATTTGGCGTAATTACTCTTTTGAAAACCTTTGTGATACCATTTACTACAACCTCTCTTTTCGTGATTGTATAGTTGATTAAAACTCCATTTGCATTGAAATTTGGTATTTTCAACCGATTGGGAAATCCTTGGGAATTATAGGGGGATGTAAAATCAATATCTTCGACGTTCTCGAAAACCAAACCCGCACCAATTACTTGTGAGCCTCTAAGAAGAGTTCCTAAATATCTTTCATCTTCTTTATCCCCAAAGGCTGGAACAGTTATTGAAAAATCTACTAGAGAAACTGATGGCCTCATTCCGGGAATTTTTAATCCGTAGGTTCTAGCAATATTGTAAATTGATGATTTTTGTTGTGCGTATTGGAGGACCGTTTCTTGTAAACTTCTATCAATATTGAAGTTCAAATTATCTGCTACGGCTGCATTTAAATCTAAAAATACTGAAAATACAGAGGCGTCATTGAAGTCTTGAATAAGTTCTGGATAATAAGTTCTTACATAGTTTTGTAACTCAACTCTTATTGCCGCAAAATCTCTTGTAGTGTATGATATGTTTCTTTCTGCCATATCTTTTAAATATTGATTATTACAAAATCACTCTGTGAAAACGTTTGTGCATTGACCGAATAATCTATTTTTATTTTCGCGGTATATTCTCCAGTGCCTTTTCCAGGGATTCTATATAAATCGTAAAGTCTAGGGTCACTTGATATCGGTTTTTCATTAATACTATTCACCTCTATCGATTGTTCCGCAGGTTCGATTGTAATTTGGTTCACCAACAAATTCGGTAGAAACTGATTTATGGAATCGCGAATATCAGACTCTATAGCTTGGAATGTCAAACCATCGTTTGGTTCGAAAATAAATTCATACAACCTTGTACCGAACTCAGGTAAATAATATCTTGACCCTTTTCTTGTTAACAATAGATAAATCAGGTCAGACCTAATTTGTTGTGCTTGAAATTCTGTAAGTTGAAGATAATCACCTCTCAATGAGTCTTCGAAAGGGAATTTCAAGCCATAAGTTGTGCCCTCTGCCATATCAAATAAATATACTACTGAGTTTTTTTAGATAAAGCCGTATTACCTTTTTGTGTCTTAGGCTCGAAGGGACAATGTCTACATCCCGAACCACAACAATAACCTCTTTTGATATGATATTGTTCTGTCATTACTTGGAGCCCATTTTCAATATAAAAATCAGAAGGGAGAAGTTTAACCTTCTCCCTTACTATATTTTTTTTTGTTTCCATTAAACTAATGTGACTTCACATGTGCCACCAGCACATGCGACCTCTCCGTTCAAATCGGTGTTATCATCTACCTCTACTATTTTGGATAAATCAACATCTTTTAGTGTTGCAAGGAGTTCGTCATATTTTTCTTTGGTACAATCTTCAAATGGTGCTTGAATGTAAGTTCCCCCGTCATAAGGGAGTACTGAAAGACCATTATAAAATTCTTTATTTTCCCACATCCACTCACCTACAGCTGGCCATTCATGTTCACGAATTGAAACTGTTGCAGATACGTTATGTGCGTTTGAACCACTTCTATGACCCGGTCTAATCCATTCTTGTTGAACTCTTTTTACTCGTTCAAGTAATTGGATTGGTGATTCATTTCTTATAATGGAACCTTCAGGTGCCTTTTGTGGTATACCAATCACTGCTGTGTCGTGTGGTCTGAAATATTCGTCTTCTACCAATTCAAAGTGCTTGTTTTTAAGATAGGAATAGATAGATTCATTTTTACCAACTCTGAGTCTTCTGATGTAATATTCATTATGCCAAGCATGAATTCCTGAAGATGTTCCTAAAGTTAGTGAAGTGGTTCCGGCTGGTTTCACAGTAGTGGTTCTAGCCGCAGGGTTAATACCAATCAAATCAGCAACTCTTTTGTTTTCTTCCTTAACAATTTTGGCCGCCGCTTTCATATTCAATCCAAGAACTGCACCTGAACCAATGCCTGTCATAGAAATACCAATAAGTCCGTCCTTCTCTGTTGTTCTTTGCCAAATAGGTCTTAAATAATGAAAATCAGTATAACCTGCTTGTAGTGTTCCAATAAACGATGCGGCTTTAACCCTGTCCTCGTAATCCTCTTGTGAAACCACGTTCGAAACATTTACCTCTGTAAGATTACAAAATTGGAATGGTCTTAGTGCAATTTCACAACAAGGATTGGTTCCCCAATCTTTATCGTTGCTCAAATAAATTCCTGGTTCTCCAGCACCACTTACCTCAATTCTCTTCCACAAATCCATAAAATAATCTTTAGTTATTTTGTGTCTCATGAGAACTGCAGAGTTATTAGCTCTTCCTCTTTGAGGATTTTGTTCCCACCACTGACCACTTTTACTTCCTATCATTTCTTCGTCGGTAGCTGAAAAAAGTGAAATAAGAGCCGCTCTTCTAATACCACCAGCAAGGACTGCGTCAGCGATGTGGCATACCATGTCATGAACTTCAATCGGTCTGAGTTTATCTCCGTTGTTCTTTGAATCTAAAATACCTTCGAGTTTAATCAAACACTCTTTAAGTGGTTGAGGACCCGGAGCTTTACCACCTGATGTTAAAAGTCGAGCACCTTTAGGTCTAATATCGCTAAAATCAAATTTAATATGTGAACCACCGTAGAAATATGATTTGACTAATACTTTTACAGCGTCAGCCCATCCTTCGATTGAGTCAGCGACCAACCATCGTCTTCCTCTTTCCCTATTTGGTTTTATTATTTCAGGTAGAACATTTACATGATGTTTCTGAACAGAATATCCTACCCCTGTACCACCTAGTAACAAGAACATAATTTCAGAGAAAACTCTCCAATCATCAACGGGTGCGTATGCGCAGTTATAAATTCTGTTTGGTGAAATTTCAATAGGTTTACCGGCAAATTGCATTGACCTCATTGATGGAAGAACTTGTTTTTTGTAAACATACATGTAGTTATCTCGAATTTCTTTTTTTAATTGTGGAAACTTTTTGATATGCATATCCATGTTTCTTGTTTT